GTCGGCGGATACTTCCTGTGTCTGTTCAATCTTCACGATGGCCCTTCATCCTTCTCACAGCCTTGCGGGAACGGCGGTCGCCTTTGCTCTTGCGTCTCATGGCTAGAAGGGAATGGACGAGTCGGGATCTTCATCAGCCGTCTGCGGGGCGCGCTGTGAAGCCTTCGGCGCCTGCTTCTGTCCATCCTTCGGCTTCGGGTCGAACATGTTCACGTACACCCGGTCGTCGCCTTCTTTCTTCGGGATAGCGGCGAGATTCATCATCGGGTTGAGCGTGATGTACTGGCCGTTCTTCCCGTCATGAAGGTGCCCGATCGTCTGCCAGCGGGTCTTTTCGCCTCCGCTCGAATCGGTGTACTTGCCGGTTGCTACGGTCAGTTCCTTCAAGATCGTCATGCTGCTTTCCTCGTGGTGATGGTTTCGTGGATCTCGCGGACCAGTTCAAGGAACTCGGCCCGTCGCTTTCTGAGACGTTCGATCTCGTCTGCTACAGCGTCCCTGTGGAGCCTGTGGACGATGAGTTGCGAGTCGGCGGGGAAGTCGGCGCAGTACGAACAGAAATCGACGTAGGCGCGTCCTGTGCAGTCCAGGTGGCCGACTAGCTGCCACTTGTAGGCGGGGTCGAATGACCCTCTCCGCAGCGTGGCGTAATGGGTCGGGGCGATGACGGACTTGATCTCGATCACCCCGTCGTCCCCGATCAGGCCGTCCGGGCTGTCCCCGTACTCGCCGCAATCGAAGAAACCACCGTTCTGAACGGTGACGAAGCGTTCCTCTTCGTACAGCATCCGTGCGATCGGTTCCTGCTCGTGGCCGCGCTCCATGTGGTCGTTGGAGAACCCTTCGGCCTTGCGTCCCGTCTCGCGCTCGAGCGCAAGCTGTAGGGCGTAGCGTCTGGCCGGCTCTCCAAACGCCTTCCCGTCGTTCGCCATGAACGTGGAGAAAGCGGAGCAGGTCGCCTTGCCAAGCCTGAGCGCATCCCAGACGTCGGTGTTCTGTGGCACGTCGTGGAACGTCATGCCGGCACCTCGCTGGGCTGGCACTCAGCGATAAGTCGCGCCTGATCCTCTTCGGACATCGCCACACGGGCCAGGACCGCATCGAGGTTGCCGTCACGCTTGTAGGCTTCCTTGGCGTTCGCCCATGCCTTCTCGTGCTCAGGCTTCAGCGTCTTGCGCTCCGGAGCCTTGGGCATGATCCGCAGCCCATCGACCAGTTCCTTTCCGAACTTCACGCCGGTCTCGACGTAGACGGTGATGCGCAGATCCGTCCAGTGCTCGATGTACGGAGTGCCGGTCAGGTTCTTCAGCACCTTCGAGTTCGTCGCGTTCAGGATCATCGGCTTCAGCGGTTCGCCGGGCCGCAGTTCCTTCTCGACGAAGTGAGCGGTGTTGAACGATTCCTTGGTTTTCTTCGTTCGGTCCTTCTCGAAGGCCACGAACTTGATCGTCAGAACGGTGGGTTCAACGATGTCGGCGCTGGACAGGTACGGGGAGTCGAACGCCTTCCTGTAGTGGGTCAAATTGGTACTCATCGGATTTCCTTGGTTACAGATCCCGCGAGCAGTACACGGGGGCCTCGAAGCTCACGCTCCCATCGTCGATCCGCACGCGGTATCGCTTCAGCGAGTCAGCTGCTGCGCGGATGAAGTTCTGCGGCGGCTTGCGGAACAGGCGCTGGACGTAGTGCCAAAGCTTCATGTCGATCCTCTTGGGATGGGTGCGGAGGTAGTGGGAGATGGCGGTGCGTTGGCGAAGCGTTTGCATGGCTAGCCCTTAATCGCGCCGATGGCGCGCAATGCGGCGAAGTAGCCAGCGGCGAACGCTTCTTCCGGCTCGTCCTGCAATGCGTATGCGTTCTGTGCCGCGAGGGCGCTGGCCTCGTAGGCTTCAGCCTCGGTGACGCACTCAATAACCTTGTGCCGTCCGTCTCGAATAGGGTCGATCTTTTCGTCAAGTTCTTCGCTGTCTATCAGCAGGCAGGCGGCGTCCTCGGCACTGAGCGGCTTGGTGTTCATGCGGCGTCCTCCAGATCGAAGCCGGTCTGTTCCTGCGGCTTCTGCTTTTCGTCAAATAGACGGCCCTGCGCGTATGCGGCCTCGATGCGTTTGCAGGCAATTTCGAAGTAAGCGGGTTCGCGTTCCACCCCGATGAACTTGCGTCCGGCACGCAGCGCAGCTACTCCCGTCGTGCCGCTTCCCATGAAGGGATCGCAGATGACTTCGCAGCGGGTCTTTGCGATCAGCCAGTCCATAACGGACAACGGTTTCTGATACGGATGCCCGAGCGCGTCGCCGTCACGGCCTACGCGCGGAGTCGATGCCTCCGTCCAATCGGTCCCGCCGTAGAGTTGGAAACCCTCGGCCCCAGCCACGACGATCGGTTCAACACTCCAGCCCGTTCGTCCCTGGACTTGCGGCTTCGGGTCCAATTTCCGCATGTAAAGCATGCGCACCTTCGGTCTCATTGCGCCGATGGCGTTCATGAATTGCGGCATACGAGCGGCGGGCCAGAATGAGACCACGGGCCATGTGCCAAGCATCAGCCAGTCCGTATCGCCGGAATCCCATTCCTCGCGGATCAACGATGCTTTCGGGTTGCTGCCGCCTCCGGCTGCTTCACGCCGCCATCCGCCAGTTCCATATGGCGGATCAGTGACCACAACAGCGTCATGCGGGATCTCAGGCAATACCGAACGGCAGTTGCCAAGGTAGAGGGTGGCGTCCCCAATCTGGACTTGCTCGAGCCGTGCCGCGTTGTCGCTCTGGAAGTTCACAGGCTCACCGCCACGGTCATCACCATCAGAAACCCGACCGTCACGCCCCATGCGATGCGGTAGATCATCGGGGCTCTCCCATTGCGCGGCGGTATCGTTCATCGCGAATCTTTTTGAGCTTGGCGGCGTAGGCCTCGCTGCCCATCCAGCACTCGATGACGGTTTCCTTGATCTCAGCGCCGCGGTAGTCGTTGGCGATGCTGCTGCAGAACTCATAGATCGCGTCTCGCAGCATGTTCAGCACCCACAAAACGAGAATGACGGGCAGCATCAGGACCAACAGCGTTCGACGCAGGTAATCGTTCTTGATCGGCATCTCACATCCCCAGAATCAGGCGGACGATCCAATACAGCTCAGCCGGGAATGCGAGGCAGAAGATCAGGCGGAACAGGGGCGAGGATTCGTTCACGATTTCACCCCCGGTATTTCGCGCACGCGAATGCAGTGAGGGCATGGCTTATCGACTGCGATCTCGGTCCACTTGCCGGTGTGGTTTTGGTTGCACAGCCAAAACTCGCGCGGCATTGACCTGATCTGGAACTCGAAGCGTTCGTCGTTCCACCGGGGGCAGATCGCTTCGCGCCAATGCCGATCCGTCTCGTGCGTAGACGTAGGAATGCGGTATTCAATCGTCGCCCCATCGGCCCACCCCTTGATCTCGTTCGCCCACTTGTGCGGCTTGCTCATCGCGGGCCTGCCTTGGCGAGCACGTAGCGGGCGTAGTGGTGCGATGCCGGAGGGTGGCGGTCCGATTCAAAGTCCACGCACCCGAGCAGTTCTCGCAACGCCTCCTCCAGCTCCCTGATCCGGTCCTGCATCGCGTCGTGCAGCTGCGCCAGGCGCTTGCCGTCGTCGGTGCTCATGGCTGCACCATCGCTTGAACGACTTTGGCGATCCTCTCAGCCTCTTCGGCTGTCATGTCCCGCGGCACGCCTTCAAGCAGGACGTGCAATCCATGCCGCAGAGGGATTGGAATGTTCAGCGGCAGTTCTCGAACTGTGTCCAATTCGATTGGCGCTGGCGGATTCTTACCGCGCCAGTCCTTGGTTTCGACGTAGCGGAGGAGATCTCTGGTAGCCGCAAGGGCGTTCTTGTTATTGCTCTCTGCCTGATGAAAGCGCAGGGCCATCACCAGTGCGTCATATCGCTTGCGAGTCAGGTTTAGCCTAATCCAGTAGTCATCCTGCTCCGCTATCGCGAGCGCGGCCTTCTTGCCTTCTTCGCTCATGCGGCCTCCGATGTTTTGGTCTTGGCGTACGCGCACATCCGCTCGTGGTACTCGGCCTTCTCGCGGTGGCTCTTCGCGCAGTTGCGGTGGTAGTGGACGTGCCACGCCCATGAGCGGTGATCTTTGGTCTTGGCGAGGATTCGTCGGTTCTCGTCGTCCTCGTGTTCCTGGCGCAGTTCCTCCGCCTTCGCGATGGCTTCCGCCTCAGTCGCGAACGTGTAGCCGCGGTCATCAAACTGCCCGCCATCAAAGTGATAGGACGGCGGCTGATCCTTGCGGACCTGGACGCCAACGATCGTTTTGCGCTCAGCGCTGGCGGCCCATTCGATCAACTGCACTTGGCCGGAGGGCGGCTCATAACCGCGAGCGCACCCTTGGCATGCGATGTCGAAAGACTGGCCGTCGAACAGCGTCACCCGAAGCGTCTTGGTGCCGCCGCAGTCGGGGCAGGAAACGCACTTCGGCTTACGATTAAACGTCGCGAGCCAAACTCTGTCGTCGATGTTGAACATGGTCATGACTGTTGGCTCCGGGCGAGGGCGGCGCGGGCTATATCTCCGGCGCTAGATCCGCCGCACTCAATGCCGTGGCTGAGTACGTCGCCGTAGTTGCCCCACTCGGCGTAGCTGTCGTCTATTTCGACGTGCGGGTTCTGGTCTGCAATGCGCTGCATGTCGGCTCTCAGCCCATCCCGCTCGGCGCGGAGGGCGTCGCGTTCGGCTTTGAGCTTCGCGACCTGCTCGTTCTGATGGCGAAGGGCCGGCTTTAGCTTGTCGATCTCGTCTTCGGCGCGGTCGAGTTCTCTCAGCGCGTGGGACCACGCCATCGCTCGGCAGTCCTCGTGCTGGATAAGCGCTTTGGCGTAGTCGGAGGCGCGGAACACGAGCGTTAGGTATTCGGCTGGCTTGCTCACAGGCTTCCCCTCGAC